TCCATCGATACGGGCCAACTATGTTGATACCCGTTCCCGCTTTGGTACCTTTGGTACTCTCCATACTCTGGGGATCATTCCTGATGTCCCCGGGTATGATGATTACCTGGACGAGTGGGAATCCTCCGATTATAATCGGGGGATTGTTGATGCTGAGCCAGATGTTGGGTCTGACGATGTTCGTGACGATTCTATACTCCAGGATCCCTCTCGTGGGATCTTGGAATATAGAAATGCTGTTGTAGAGAGGATGAATGAAGTTGTATTCTTGGCGAGTGATGGTGAGTTTCGTGTTTCGGAGGAGGAGTTCCAACCCCTCGTAATTAATCCAGAGTGGAAGTCTGCTTTTTTAAAAGACTACGCCGCTCTTTACGAGGAAGTGAGGAGAAGATATAATGAAGGTGAGAAGTCATTTGACGTTAAACTCGTTGCCCTTGCGGAATCTTTAAAAATCCGCGTTATTTCTAAGGGCCCTCCTCTGGCTTATTTTCTCCTCAAACCGGTTCAAAAGTTTATGTCTCGGTTGTTAGGTCGGTTTCGGTGTTTCCGTCTTACTCGGGAAACTGTGACGGCTAAATATCTCGATGAGGTATTTGCCAACACGGAGGGAGAGTTTGCGTCGCTTGATTATTCTTCTGCGACTGACAATCTCAACCCTGAGGTTTCTGAGCAATGTGTGAATTCCTTTGCCTCTTTGCTAGAGTGCGCTGATGATATTCATTTGGCGTGGCTCGCAGCATTAACCGGTCATACGATCGAGGGTTTAAAACAGATGTGGGGTCAACTTATGGGTTCCATCGTTTCATTCGTCATACTTTGTGTGACGAATGCCGCTGTGTGTCGTTTTGCTTTAGAGCAAACCACAGGCCGTCGATGGTCCCTTCGTAAGATGCCTATTACTGTGAATGGTGATGACGCGCTCGTCCGTGGTCCTCGTGAGTTCCTGTCTATCTGGCAGGATATCGCGAAGGTAGCCGGACTTATCCCTTCCTTGGGAAAGGTCTATGTGCACCCGGAGTACGTCAATATCAATTCTACTTCTTACCGATTCAAGAATGGTCACTTCGAATTAATTCCGTATGTTAATAGCGGTCTTATGTTCGGAATGGTCCGTTCCTCTATTGGTACATCTGTCACCTCTCCTTCTTTAGCTTTTGATGATGTTGATCAGCGGCACACGTCTATTGGCTCTCGCCATAGAACTTTGATTAATTCTTGCCCCTTCGATTTGCAACTCCCTGTTCATTTAGCTTTTCTTAAGCATAATGCGCAGGTTTTAGAGTTCTTGAAGGGCTGCCCGTTTTATGTGCCCGAGGAGTTCGGTGGTGTCGGTCTTGCCACGATCTACGACCCCCAGTCTTATACTGGTGATGTCGATGATCTTCGTGTCCTTTATGGACCTGAATCTTGGCAACTTGACGCCATTGAATATCTTCAATCACATCCTTCAGCCCGGATGACCCGTCGTCTCCCGACCGATGCCCCTATTCAGGTCAGGAACGTTTGGACTCGTCTTATCCCTTACCGTAACTCCCTGGA